ACGGATATAGAGGTGAAGACACTGTGCTCATTGAAGAATGGGAACTCACAAGTGGGAAATACTTGGGTCACCACCTCAAGATTTGGGCCGATAGGTACCCCTTTGCCCCAGAGATCAAAGGTTCCCACTTGCCAAAGCAGAGGCCAAAGAGGATTATCATTACAAGCAATTACAGCATTGACGAGTGCTTCGGACCAGACGTGGATCGACAGCTCAACCTCGCAATCAGACGACGATTTCGGGAATTGGAGTTTCCACTCGTTGGAGGACAGCCCTTAGAGGACTTCAGTTAGGCCTCGGACTTAGGGGTTTAGGGTTTACCTTCGTAGAGTTAAGACAATAAAAAATCGTTTTTAAAAAAGGCCGTCCGCAGGACTTAATGGACCCCGAGTGTCCACCGCTATCCCTAGGCAGTATTACCTAGGGATAGCGCTAGACCGGACCTACGCTCCGGTCTATTTAAGACGTGGCGCGCCGAAGGCGCGCCCCACGAATGCAGACCTTGTTGAACTTTCCAGTGTCAAAGAAGGGAATGCCGCCTAAAAGGGCCGCCGGAGGCGGCGCCAAGGCAGCAGCTGTCAAAGGTGGCAACAGTCAAGCGGCACTGCGTTCCGCGAAGCGGAACCGCTACGGACAGGAGCAATGGAAAATTCGTTACCCAACGCATTATCAGTATTGTTTGCGCTTGTTGACATTCACCACAGGACAGGTTGTGAACACAGATGACCCTCCTTTACCAGCGACACCGACAACGAACACAGGAAGTACTGTCGGGTACAATCTGCGCCCCGAAGGGGGCGCACAAGTGTATCATAAGCTTAATCCCCGCACGGCGGATGTGGGGACGAATGGAGAGATGTCCATGAATGCTTGTGGATTGTTTTGGAAGTGGGCAGAGGAACTGCCCAGTGCGACCTGTCCGTGGTTGCAAACGTATTTTGCGTTCAAGCTTGATGCCCAAGGATTCAATCTTTGTGATCCGACCCACTTTGCGAAGGGATGCGAGCAATACGAGTATGTGAAGCAAGGACCGTATTGCGCCACATTTGTGTGGCCAGACATGCCTTTGGATAAGGCAGGACCAGTACGTAGGTATTACAACATTTCACAGCCCGACTACGACGCGAGCACAGGAGTAGGAACGTTGTCTTCGTATGCTGCAGCACACATGGAGGAGCGAGGCATTGGTGTGTGGGAGATGATTATCATTCCACCCCGCAAGCACAAGAGCATCAACATTGACATCATTTTGAATCAAGATGGATGGGACAGACTGATCGACATGGGATTCAAACCCAGACCCGCGCAGCGGGTCTCCAAGATTTATTGTTCGAACGCAGGTTTGGACCAAGATTCTTTGTCAGCGGCAATTTCAATTTTGCAGCAGCCCGCGGAGCGTGATTACAACGACCCTGACAAGTTCAATGTCGGAGACATGAAGACGTACAAAATGCGTTATATGGACACCGAAGACATGTGTCAGTGGACCAGTATGGTACCCACAGACCCAGATACGGGTGGTGAGATGCCCACAGTGTATCCTGACACTACTGCACTGAAGAGACAGGGGTACCCTTGTGTGCCATTTGGCTCTGCCATTGTATGGCGTTGCAGGCAGTTTGCCCCAGTGCAGCAAACGGTGACCAAGGAAGGAGAGGTGCAGACAGCCACAATCACGCAGACATGTATCAGACAGACAATTCCATTGGACATTTATTTGGACAGTGTCACGACATTCAAAAGCCCTGTCAAGGGCCAATTTGACCTTGACCTGCCATTCACGAATCCTGCTCCCATTGAGGCCTGAAATCAGTAAAACGCACTTCTTTTACCGCGCGCTTTGCCAATGCTTGAATAGTAACTTCGCTTGCTCCGCAACGAAGCCAAATACCCAGCACGACCACCGTAGGTGCGAGAGTACACTTTGTCTTTGCGGGCCTTGGCCCGCTTTCGACCTTTGAAACCGCGAAAGAGCGCTTGAATTTTGGTAGCGGCGGCAATCTTGTTGGCTAACCGCCGCTGCGCAGCAGACAGACCTTTAGGCATAACGACGCATTACACGCGTCAATACACAGTTCCGGCTTAAATACTAAAATTTTAGGTCCAGTCCAAGGGTCCGACCAGTAGGTACCTATATGCATAACGCTGGACTTCCCAGTGTGTACACTTGGTCGAGTGGTACGCGGGTGTGAACGAGTCACAGAACCCGGTAACACAGTAGTTCGAGCGCTGCTCGTGTCAGAAATTTTCTCCTACTAACAAACAGAAAAAAATGGAAGCCCAAAATTTAGGGGTCCAAGGAAATTTCCAAGTCGCCGACAACACTGGACGTCAAGGTGGGTGGCAGTGCCCAATCAAGTTCGGCTCCCCCGAGGATTGGCTTCTCCGCAGATGCCTTGAGGGATACAAGCCAGCCCCTGACGTGATCTTCGTGGCGCACTACGCTGCGACCACGCGTGAGAATCCTGTGCAGATTGACTAATAAACAATGCAGGAAGCCGTGCCCGGCATTGGGTGTTCACCCTGAACAACCCCAATTGCATGGAGAACACTGGCTCTTTTCTTCCCGAGGACGCGGAATACTACGTATTCGGACGAGAAGTTGGAGAAAGCGGGACGCCGCACCTTCAAGGATACATTTGTCTGAAAGAGAAGAAGGCTTTAGCCTGGATGAAGAAGCACATTCACCCGCATTGCCACTGGGAGATTGCCCGAGGCACGCCGCAGCAGGCCGCCGATTACTGCAAGAAGGACGGAGACTTTGTGGAAGTGGGCGAGTTGCCTCAGTCCAACGGAAGCGCCGGAGGCGCAGGTAACAAAAGACGTTGGGTAGAAGCCTTTGAGAATGCAAAGTTAGGCAAGTTTGATGAAATCGACCCACAGATTCGGATCATGTATCATCGGACTCTGAAACAGATCAATGTGGACCACTTGTTAGAACACGCACCGTTGGATGGCGAGCTTGAAAATCTATGGTATCATGGCCCCCCCGGCAGTGGCAAGAGCCGGCACGCACGTGAGCAACACAATGACATATACCTTAAGGCACTCAATCATTGGTGGGACGGATATAGAGGTGAAGACACTGTGCTCATTGAAGAATGGGAACTCACAAGTGGGAAATACTTGGGTCACCACCTCAAGATTTGGGCCGATAGGTACCCCTTTGCCCCAGAGATCAAAGGTTCCCACTTGCCAAAGCAACGACCAAAGAGAATCATTATCACAAGCAACTACTCCATTGACGAGTGCTTTGGAGTCGACGTCGACAGACAGCTCAACCTGGCAATCAGACGACGATTTCGAGAAGTGGAGTTTCCAATCGTGGCCCAGCACCCCGTAGAAGACTTTAGTTAGGCCTCGGACTTAGGGGTTTAGGGTTTAATGCAGTAGAGTAAAGCCGCCAAAAAAATTTGTTTTAAAAAAGGCCGTCCGCAGGACTTAATGGACCATAGAGTGTCCACCGCTATCCCTAGGCAGTATTACCTAGGGATAGCGCTAGACCGGACCGAGTCCGGTCTATAAAAGACATGGCGCGCCGCAGGCGCGCCCATGAATGTCGCTCAGCGAACGCGCACAAAGGGCGTTGAGTTACTTTCAGTTACCCGTGCCTTACAAAGTCCCCGATCATTTAGGAGGACTACGCGTTCGAATGAGCAAGAAAGCCAAGACGGAGAAGGGAGCCATGGCGACCGGAGGCAACAGCGCGCGAGCGCTGCGTCTTGCCACCAGGAATCGTTATGGCCAAGAGCAGTGGAAAATTCGTTACCCAACGCATTATCAATACTGTTTGCGATTACTGACGTTTACGACAGGACAGGTAGTGAGCCAAAACGATATTCCTGGAAGCGGAGCGCCAGCGACGCCCACGACGGACACTGCGGTCACCCTTGGGTACAATGTGCGCCCCGAAGGGGGCGCACAACCGTATCACAAGTTGAATCCGCGCACCGCGGATTCAGCCACGAACGGAGAGATGTCATTGAACAGCTGTGGACTTTATTGGGTGTGGGCAGAGCATCTGCCTGACGCCACGTGCCCTTGGTTGGAGACGTATTTTGCGTTCAAGTTGGACGCGCAAGGATTCAACCTTTGTGACCCTACGCATTTTGCGAATGGTTGCACACAGTACGAGTACGTGAAGCAGGGTCCTTACTGCGCCACATTTGTGTGGCCTGACATGCCGATTCAAAAATCAGGCCCAGTGCGTCGTTATTACAACATTTCGCAGCCGACCTTTAGCACAGATACGAACACGGGAACGTTGTCGTCGTATGCCGCTGCGCACATGGAGGAAAGAGGCATTGGTGTGTGGGAAATGATCATTATTCCCCCTCGCAAATACAAGAGTGTCAACATTGATGTCATTTGCGACCAAGATGGATGGGACAGACTCATTGATATGGGCTTTAAGCCCAGACCCGCGCAGCGGGTCACCAAGATTTACTGTTCGAATTCCGGTTTGGATCAAGACTCAGCTGATGCTGCGATTGCAATTTTGGAGCAGCCAGAGGTTCGTGACTACAACGATGCCGCCAAGTTCAATGTCGGAGACATGAAGCAATACAAGATGCGTTACTTGGACACTGAAGAAGTTTGCCAGTATTGGAGCTCAACAGTTCAGAATGATCCGAACATGAGCTTTACGACGTACCCAACATTGGATGGCCAGAATGACACGCTGAAGAGACAAGGTTATCCTTGCGTTCCGTATGGCTCAGCGGTTGTGTTTCGCTGCAGGCAGTTTGCTCCAGTTCAACAGACAGTCACAGAGGTCATGGGCCAGCCAGTTGTCACGACAACGCAAACATGCATCAGGCAGACGATTCCATTGGATGTTTATTTGGACAGTGTGACATCGTTCAAGAGCCCCGTCAAGGGACAATTTGACCTTGACTTACCTTTCACCAACCCTGCGTCGCTTGCGCCTTAGTAAATCAGTCCCTGTAAGCTTTTTTCTTGTAAACGCCGCTGTAGTAGCTGTTTTTGCTACGCAGCGATGCTAGGTAGCCTGCCCTGCCGCCGGTGTACCGCGAGTAGACTTTTCGTTTCTTTGCCGCAGTCTTTTTTCGTGAGAGAAAGCCTCGAATGAGAGCCTGGATTTTGGTGGCCGATTTGGTTCTTTTCCGCATAGCGCGGAAGCGTTTTCGTGGACCGTAAGGCATGATGACGCATTACACGCAAGTGTACACCTTTTCGGCTTAAATACCAAAATTTTAGGTCCAGTCCAAGGGTCCGACCAGTAGGTATATATATGCATAACGCTGGACTCCCCAGTGTGTACACTTGGTCGAGTGGTACGCGGGTGTGAAAGAGTCACAGAACCCGGTA